ACAACCAGATCAAGCAGGCCCGCATCAACCTGGCCGGCTATCTCACCGCCATCGAAAAGAGCGCTGGCTTCGATCCCGAGCGGATGCAAGCTGAGCTCGACATGCAGGCCCAGCTCGAAATCAGCGCACGCGAGATCACCGAGATCCGCGAGCGCGCCCAGAAGGCCCTCAACCCTGCCGAATACGCCGAGCTCCAGAAGCAGCTCCTCGAGCGCGAAACCAAGTACAACGAGCAGCTCAAACAGCAAGTAAACCTGCGCAATCAACTCGTACCACTGACCCGCGCTGTTGAGCGAGTGCAAACGGCGGGACAGAACATTGAAAACCTCACCCTAGAGCTGAACAGCAACAAACAAGCGCTAGAAGCTCTATCGAAGCTAGGCGACAAAGCTTACAACCCCGATCAGATGGAGTTGTACCTGCAGTCACTGCGCGAAGCTGCCAAGATCGAAAAAGAACTTCCTGAGTTCAAAGTGCAGCTCCTTGCACTCCTTGAGCGCGAAAACAAACTCCGCGGCGAAAATCTGCAGCTCACGAAGGCCACCGAGGCCGTCCAAACCATGCAGCGGGAGAGAAACGCTCTCCCCTTCGAGCTGCAACGCGAGACCGTCCGCGTCACCGCCGATATGGCACGCTCCTTCGGCAGCGACGAGGACTTCGGTCGCCGCCGGCTGATCGACGCCGAAGTCCGCATCGCCGAGCGTCGCATCCAACTCGAACAGGACCAGACCCTTTCTGTCGAAGAAGTCACCACCGAGCTCGGGCGCTTCGCCGCGGCACAGCGCGCTGCTGCCACCCAGCTCGCCGCTCTCGACAAAGCCGCCAGCGACTTCGCCCAGACCATGGGCCTAATCAAAGAAGTATCCAAAGCCTTCACCGACGGCTACAAGAACATCGTCAAGACCGCACTTCAAGGTGGCGACATTGGTGAAGCCGTCAACGGTTTGCTCCAAAACGTTGCTGACAAGTTCTTGACTGCTGCGCTCGATGCAGCGTTCAAACCCATCGAAGCAATGTGGCAGGAGCAGCTCAAAGGTCTCTTCGGCGTCCAAGATCCCATGGCCGCCCTCGTGGAAGCGCAGACCCGTGCAGCAGAGGAAGCCCGCACACAGGAGCAATCGCTGGTTCAACAACAGCAGGACGCCGCCACCAAACAGCTTCAGGCTGCGAACACCCAACTCCAGGCTGCCCAGGCCCGCACCACACCCCCGAGCCCGATGGCCCTCCCCGTCGATAAGTTCGACCCCAGCGCAACGAGCAGCACAATCACACCTGCTACAAACGTCGTTGCCACTTCAACAACCGCAAGCACTTCTGTTACTGCACCTGTAACCGAGCTAAACAAAAACGTTGATAAAGCATCTAAAGCCCTCGGTGAAACCGCAGCATCCGCAAAGCAGACATCCCCACTGTTTGGGAATCTGTCGACTGCTGTAACAGGTGCTGTTGGTGCTCTCGCCAGCGTCGCAATGGGCATCGCAGGCTTCAATCAGATCAAAAAAGGCGGAACTTACAACACCCTCATGGGCCTAGCCGGCATCTTTGGCTCTCTGGGCTCCATCACCGGCATGTTCAGCAGTCGTGGCGTCCTCGGGGGACTCTTCGGTGGCGCCCGCGCCTTCGGCGGCCCTGTCACTGCCAACCGTCCCTACCTCGTCGGCGAACTCGGTCCCGAGCTGTTCACCCCTGGCACAAGTGGTCAGATCCTTAATAACGGCGACACGCAGGATTACTTCAAGCAAACCCGCGCCACGCTTGGGCGGGTCACCACCCGAGACCGCGATTCCCGCTCCGCTGCCCTTCCACCTATGGCACCCCTCGACATCCGCTACGAGTCCCAGACGATCAACAACGTCGAGTACGTCACCGCTGAGCAGCACCGCAAGGGCATGGAGATGGCCGCCCGTCGCGGTCAGCAGCTTGCCTACCAGGGCCTGCAGAACTCCGTCAAAGTGCGTCGGAGGCTCGGCGTCTCATGAGAGTAGCCCTTGCCAACTACATCCGTTTTAAGTACAAAGACGGAACGTACATCGCTTCGCGTTCATATCAGAACTTTTTTGTGGGTGAATCGCGGACGCTTTCCGGTGTGATCTATCCCTTCGCACCATTCAGGATCTCAGGCAACATCAGCAACAAGGGTGGCGACGCCTCCCAGGCCAGCCTCACCACAGTGCCAAACGCATTGACGGTCGGCATCTGCACAGAGGCTGTTTTGAACTATTGGTTGCTGGAGATCAGCACCTACCTGATTACCGCCGCCAGCTTGGCCCAGCCCACCGGCAACCAGTTGCTCGGCACCGAGGCCGGTTCGTTCAGCGAAGGCGGTCTGATCGCAACGGAACTCTGGTCCTGCACCACCATGAGCCAGGACTACGAGAAGATCACGATCACGCTCTCGTCGCCGCTGGATGCCGTGCGCAAGCAGATTCCTCGCCGTGTCCTGAGCCAGAACCTCGTCGGCTCAGTGCCCACCACCGGCAACATCACAGCCGCATGACCACGGCCTGGCGTCAGTGGCTGGGACTGCCCCACGAGATCGGCGCTGACCCTCGAGAAGGCCGCGCCGCCTGCTGCCTGGTCATCACCACCCTGCTGCTCACCGAGGCCGGCCTGCAGCCGCCAGACCCTGGCCCCTGGATCGAGATGGCACGTCGCGGTGACTACGCCTTGATCCAGCTGGAAGTGGAAAGGTATTTCGAACCCATCGAGAACCCAGAGCTGCTTTCCTTTGCACTGATTCGAAACGGCATTCACGGCCTCGGGGTAGGCATTGTTGTTGAACCGAACACGCTTCTCTTGGTGCATCACAAGAAAGGCGTTATCACGCTTTCGATTGACCGGCTACGATTACTGCAATACAACAGACTGCGACAGTGAATCAGCCGCCACTGCTGCCCTCGGATAGTTACATCGCGTCGTTGCTCGGCCTGTCGCCTGACGAATATCGCTGGTTTAAGCACGAGGTTTACAAGCGAGCAAAGATTGAACCTGGCAAGCCAGTAGCAGGGCTAGAGACGCTTGTCATTATTTCTCTTGTCTTTACAGTCCTCAGTGTTGGCCTCACGATTGCCGCGAGCTTCTTCAAGCCCAAAGCACGTCAACAGGGGACTATCACAACCAGCACGTCTGATCCTGACAACATCACCAGGAATCAGAAGTTTGCCCCTCGCTACGGCTTTGATTCTGTCCAGCAGCCAGCGGTACTAGGTTCAACCATCCCGATTGTCTACGCAAAGCGCTCTGATCTTGCACTGAGTACCAGCCCGCAGCGACCTGCTGGCACCTACGGCGGCGTCCGGGTCAATCTCCAGCTGATCTGGTCTCAACTGCTGTCGGTCGGCGGCGACCAGTTTCTGCGCTCCATCTTCCTGCTCGGTGAGGCCAACACAGCATCCATCGAGAGCCTGGCCATCGGCGACAACACCTTGGGGGCCTACGACCTCCTGGATGACGACTTGATGAACGCAGCGGCCCGCCTGACGGTCTACTACCGCTCGACAGGTGGCCGCATCCGCGAGGAGGACTACACCTGGGGCAGAGACCCGAGTGCGGACATCGGCAACGCCGAGAAAAGCGGTGGCGCAGATGTCTACGAAATTATTAGTGCCAACAGGCCAGATAATGTTGAGAAATACCAACCCAACTTCTGTTACTGCTACAAGCCAACCACGAGCACTGTCTTTGGTCTCTCCAACTGGCTGCCCAATGACACGGGCTATCGGGTTAATCCGACGATTTCTCCGACCGGTCAGATTGACAAGGAATCACGCGACGATGGAAACAAGTTCAAGGTTAACTGGATTGACGACTACAACGCTCTTGCAAACCTGTGGAAATATCGTTACACCTATCATCGTCGCTGCTGTTTTAGTGGGCCCTCCAAGGTCTACCAACCCGGTGAGACATTTAACTACCGCCTGTATCGCAGCTCCGATGCCAGCACTGTCTTCGTCTTCAACAAGGACAATGCCCGCGAGCCTGATGCCGAGCCCGCCGATGGTCGCGCCAACTGCTCTGACATCGCCAGCACGATCGCATCCAAGCAAACCGCCATCGATCAAAGCATGGTCATTGGCGACCTCTACAAGGTCGGTAGCTGCCTTGCAGTTCTTGTAGGACGTACGCCTGTTGATGAACCTTTCAAAAGTGACGCTGACAACTTGCCAGTAGGCAACGGCAACACTGTCACCTATACCTTCAAGGTCGTGAAAGCCGGCTACGTCGACGCCCCCGGTGACAACATGCCGAATTGGAGCGGCAAGGAAATTCGTCCGCCGCAGTGGGACTACTACAGAGGTGCCGACATCAGGCAGATCGGTGTTCCCAATGATGTCGACAAGCTCACTGTATCTAAACGCACCCAAGGCTTCAAGTGCGACATTGCCGATATCACCCTGACCCGTGCAGCTCGTGTGTTCGAGGTCGGCATCAAATCAACCGTTGGCATTCGCATTAGCGGACTATGCAACTTCCGCGACGCAAAGTCGTATCAAGCGGTTAATGACGCTGCAGGCGGCAAGTTTATTGAAAAAGTCTACAATGCAGACAAGACTATCGGAATCCAGCAATACTCAAGTGGTGTCATCACAACCGCTGAAGACCGCTACAGCTTCTTCAAGGTCCAATGCCGTCCAGACCGCGAATCGGAGTTCCAGGAAATCGGCATCAGTTTCGCAGTCAAAAGCAATACTTCGCAGCCAGTCTACAACTACCTTCGGTTTGAGTTTCAAACATCGGCGCTTTGGCAACTGCGCTTTGAACCGATCTCCAGCTGGGAGTTGCGCAACAATGCAAGCAACGCTCCCTACATCGTTTTGGATCATCGAGTCAGCACGGTTTCTGTCGAATTCGAAGAAGAGCAAGGTGGTCTTTGGGTTGCTTACTCTGGCTACAAGATCTCTAATAACTACAACACATTTCGACTTACTTCCATAGAGCCGCGTACGAACCTCGGCCTGACATACAGCGACAACGACTTCAACATCATGACGGATGCCTGGGGAAAGGTTGCCGAGGCCTTCCCCTACGACGAAATTCAGACAACCGTCAGCGACGGCCCCGAGCACGAAATCGTCTACGTCAACATCATCACCGAGAACGAGGAAATTCCCAGCTACGACAAGATTTCGGTTTTGGGCCTCAACATCCTGGCGGCGCAGCAGTGGACCCAGCTCTCGCAGGTGTCCGTCTATGTGAACCAAGGCCGGACCGTCCGCAAGCTCCTTGAGCAAGACGCCATCGGGGCTTCCAACCTTTTCCCAGACATCCTCCGCGACCTGTTGCTGTCCCCTCGTTTCGGCCTCGGGGAGACGATGACGGAAGATCAGATCGACCTGGAGAGCTTCACCAGGGCAGCACTCTGGTGCTCGAACCGCCGCTACTTCTTCGACGGAATCCTGGCCGACAAGACCAACCTGCGCCAGTGGGCAGCTGACACTGCTGCAGGGATGCTGCTGGAGTTCCTGCAACGCGATGGCAAGTTCGCCCTGGAGCCAGCCTTGATCTTCCCCACCGAGACCGCTGCAGGCCTCCCCTACGGGCCAGTTCCGATCAGCGGCATCTTCACCGTGGGCAACATCGTGGAAAACTCCTTCTCGATGGAGTTCCTTGCGGAGGAGGATCGACAGCCGGTTCAGGTCTCGGTGAAGTGGCGTGAGGAGCGCCTGCGCCAGAACTACAGCTCTTCAGGCTTATTCCCCGTCGAGCGCGAAGTCCTAGTGCGCGAAACATCGACCCCGGACACTGTTCCGATCGAATCCTTCGACGTCGCCGAATACTGCACCAACCTCGAGCACGCGATTGACTTCGCCTGTTACATCATCCGTGTCCGCAGGCTGATCACGCACTCGGTCAAGTTCTCGACGACACCCGAAGGCATTGACAACGGCATCCGCGCTGGCGATTACATCAAGGTTGCCTTGGACTTTACCTTCTACGATGAGTTCGCAAACGGCGTCATCCTTGACGACGGCACCATCGTCAGCACGCGACCAGACTTGCTGCTGCCCGGTACTCATGCTGCTGTCTATTGGGATGGCTCTGATAGCAACGTGGTCGAAGGCACGATTACAATCGGCAGCAACGGCCTTGCTACTCCCACTGGCGTCGTCTTTATCAAGAAGAACATCAACAGCGAAGTGCGTGTCTACAAGGTGGAATCCATTTCACTGGGCGAGAACGGCGTCATTGATATTGAAGCCGTCCATCACCCGGTTGACAGCTCTGGCGTATCACTGCTTGGCAAGAACTGGACGACATATGCGACCGATGGAAATTGGGTCATCAAAACCAACTGACCTATACTGGATGTGTTACACACTTGATTTACCATGGCCTCTGTTGCCCTGACAAAGTTCAACTGCTTGGGCGTTGACCTCGCTCACGGCAAGCACGACTGGAGCCAAGACGTTATCAAGATTCTCCTGACGAACACAGCCCCTTCAGTCAGCCAGACAGTTCGATCGAATATCACCGAGATCACGCCGCAGAACGGCTATGCCGCCAATGGCATCACCCTGACCACAACGTCCTCGAGTCAAACCAGCGGCCTTTACAAGCTGATCTTGGCCGACTACACGCTCAGCGCCACCGGCACCATCGGACCATGGCGCTACGCCGTGCTCTACAACTCCACGTCCTCAAGCCAGCCATTGATCGGTTGGTATGACTACGGAGTCTCGATCACCATGTCCAACGGCGAAGGCTTCCTGTTTGACTTTGATGGATCCAACGGCGCCATCAACCTGCAGCTGGTCGCATGATCGATCCATCTGACATTGATCTAGTCAGAGGCGGCGGGAGTAGCGAATCTCCCGCCAGGGACTACATCGTTGTCGGTGGCACCTCGTCTACGGACGAGCGCGACTACATCATCCTGCTGGGCAATAGGCTGCTTGCGCAGCCCAGCACGATTGCCGTTATCAGCTACGGCAATTTCTGGCTCGACAAATATAAGTATCAGCACGAGACCTCCGTCGTCTCGATCGGCAGCTCGCCTGTCACTGCACCGTGGGCCACCGAGAGCGGCACGATTCAGATCGGGTCTGGGCCGCTTACCGCAACGCTGATCCGCGAACTGACGCTGCTCCCCAGCACGATCACGCTGGCGTCCGGCGTCATCGATCAATGGGGCACCGAGAGCGGCACGATCCAAATCGGATCCGGCCAGCTTACTGCCATCCTTCTGCGCGACTTTGCACCGCCCGCCAGCATCATCAGCGTCGGGTCGGGCGCCATTGATCAGTGGTCGCTGCAATCAGGTGAACTCAGGCTTTCCAGCACAGCCGCAACCCTGGTCTATTCCAGGCAGGTTTCGCTCATCACCTTCGACCTGGGTATCTACAGCTCGATCACGAAGCTGTATTTCAATACGCTGGAGTCGGCCTCGGTTCTCATCGGGAGCTCGGCGACGCAGATCTCTCCGCAGCTGTCGATGCAGCTGCTCCCATCAACCATTGAGATCAGCAGTCCCCAGGCTGTCTTAAAAAACAACTTCCTGGTTGGCTTCTCCAGCCAAATCCTGATTGGAAGTGGTAGGGGCGAACTTCGTCGCATCCTGACTGGATACCTGCCTCCCTTTGCTCCGACCAACATGAGCTTTGAAGCCCCTCGCTATGGCATCGAACGGGTCTACGCCATGAGTGGCGGCGCCACTCGCAAGCTGATGTGCTCCCGACCTAGCAATGCCATGCTCACGATCGACTACGAAAACATCAGCGATGTCGATGCTCGTCGTGTTGCGGATGCCTACGACGAATCCTACGGCGAGCGCTACGGCTTTTTCTTGCCTGATGAGTTGCTGGCAAGTGCTACACCAGCCGTAGCAAATTACATCCGCCTGACAGGGACGTTGAACAAATGGTACTTCGAAGAACGCCCCGTCATTCAATCCGTATTCAAGGGTGTTTCAACTCTCACCGTACAATTAAAGTCGAGGATTGACCTGCCGTGACGACCTACAGCGTCGAACCTGAAGCCGCGCCCATCCTCGTCAACACCCCGAGCACGGGACTGCTGGCGCAGCGTCTGCTGGTCGCTGAAGTCAGCCTGATCGACCTCGAGGCACCTGCGACCACCATCGCCTCCCAGGCGACTATGGAGCTCGTCCTCGGTGTTGTGGAAGTGGTCTCCACCCCGAGCACGTTGCGTGTCTCCGATGGTCGGATCACGGCGGCAGTCAGTTCGATCGGGATCTCCAGCGGCATCTCCGAGCTCCGTGTCAATCAGGTCGCTGCATTGAAGCCTGCTTCAGGCAGTGGAATCAATGAAGTCAAAACCTACACAACATCCAGCACAGTTGATGTTCAGTTCAAGCTGATTGTTGCATGGGAGTCTAGTTGGGCCGGTTCACCATCCTTTTTTACTGGAGGCGTTAGCACAGGCAACCAGGCTCAAACCTTCGTAATTGGCCCTGGCCGCAAGATCACGATCAAAAATTTCGGCTTATTTACGTTATCCATACCAGCAGGCCCTGCGCAGTCATACACAATACCACCCGTTTATGCCTCAGTCGAAAAAGCGGATGGTTCGACATATGACGTCGCTTTACTAGGCGGTGGCACTTATCAAACGGTTTCTGGCTATGCGATGAGCTACAGCCGAACCGCGACGGCGACTGCACTACTTGTAAATGATGCAGAAGTCCAGGTTACTGGCGATGGCAACGAGTTTCCTTCATACAAGCCGACCACCCGCGAGTTCACTCCTCCTCTTTACGCCGATTCAAAGATCTACACGATGAACAACCGTTCATCGCGTTTTTTGATGGCATCAAAACCGGGCCAGGCTCAGCTCACGCTGACCTACGAAAACGTCAGAGACAGCCTGGCCAATGACTTCGATGAGTTCTACAAGCAGTGCAATGGGTCGATTAAGCCCATTGCGCTACCCGCTGACTTTCTGAGCGGACTAGACAGCAGCCTGAAATCATACGTTGAACTGTATGGGTCAACACTGAGCTGGCGATGGGAAGAACCGCCGTCATACGAGTTCGTCCAGAAAGGCCTGGTCAACATCCGCGTTGTTCTTAAGGCCTACACATCGCCTGGTGCAATCGGAACTGGCTCCGCTGTCAATCCAGGGATCTACAGCCCTACTGATTACATTGACACAATTCGGTATGAGTCGTTTGGCGGGTTCTCAGTATCACCACCTCCTCCGATTGACACCAGCGGCAGGACAGGTCTGAAGTGGATGACCTACTCGCCAGTTGTTCAGACAAATGCTGGCAATGGCTTGCAGACTCGACCTGTTCACGGCGCGAATAAGTCTGTGTACATCGCCAGGGTGGGCAATAACACATTTGATGAGCTAGTTACGTCTAACAGCTCTGGATTTACAATTATCAGGCCCGAAGTTCCGCTCAGGATCTACAAGTATAACGACAGGGGCGAGGTTCAATGGATGATTGCTGCTTCCTTGGCAGCCATAGACTTTAATGTCATCTACTCCTTCGGCTCTCCCAGCATTACCTTGACCAAGGTTAATGACAGCTTTTACGTGGTCACCTTGCAAGATCTTAGCTTTACGACGTTTGTAGCTTTCAACTCCAATGGGGCCATTATATACCAGTGTAAATACGCAGGTGCTTTTGGTCAACCGCGGTACAGGGCCGATCGTAATGAACTTGTCAGTGTTGTAGATCCTGGGCCTGGCGCAGACATCACGGTCTTTGATGCCGCTGATGGCAGCATGAAGAAGAAAGTACGCGTCTCTACAGTTTCCAACCCGCTGGCTTTCACGTTTAGGCCAAACGGCAACATGGTTTTGGCAACATTGGATAATCGCTTGATCGAAATTGATCCCACTTACTCAAGCATTATCAATTCAAAGGTCTACCAGGGCGGAGGCATTGGCATCAGCGAGGAAATCACTGCCAATGGCAATAACATCATCTATCGCAACTTTGTATTCGACGCATCCCTTCAGGTTTCTAGAACCTTGAACATCAATGTCTCAGATCCCTGTTTTGAGCATGACACTGGCGACAATTACTTCGTTTTTCAGCGCAACAATCTGCTGCAGCTTTTTAATGTCAATCTCGAATCAAACACACTAAACTGGTTTCTTCAAACCGCCGGCTCATCCATAAATCGTGCGACCTCATTGCATTGGCTTGATAAGACCAATCGCCGTTTGCTTGCTACGGGCGGGTCGGCTACCGTGTTTATGAATGAGTTTCTTCTGCGGCCTAACAGCCCAAATCTTATTGCTCCGATCAATACAATTCAATCATTGACTAGCTCAACCCGATACCCACCATATGAGCCTGGCTCTTTTTATAATGTTGTTATTTTTAACGGGCAACTAGGAAACTCGAGATATCCATTGACAGATTTTGTCTCAGATACGCAGTCGTTGATTTTCCCCATCGATAGCCCTGTTCAGATCTCGGAGCTGACTACTGCGGATCCTCTTGAGACTAGCCTGGAGTTTGATTTTGATCTTTCTTCTTATGATGTAGTCCGCGACGAACCCTGATGACCATCAACTTTCCTGCCATCAGACCAACGAGCCGAAACTACGAAGCGCCTCAGTTTGCGCAGCTATTACCTCAGTACGTCGGCGTCATCTCCTACCCGCGTCTCCTCGGCTCGCAGCCAGGCAAGGCACGCTTAACTCTGGGCTTCGAGAACATCCCTGACGCTGATGCAGCTTTGATCATTGCTTCCTACCTGAACTCACTGACTGGATTCTTTCCCGTTGCATTGCCCACCGAGATCGTGGCTGGTATCGACGACACACAGCTCGCCACCAAAATCCAAACTGGTGAGCACCTCGATTGGTACTTCGACGGACCACCCAGGCAATCCTCTGTCAAAGCTGGAATCAGCACGGTTCAGGTCGTGCTTACAGGAGACTTCTAAAGCCAAAGCTAGACTTGCTTCATGATCCTCACTGGCACCACTGCAGCGCTGTTCTTCGGCGGCACACGCATCGGCAAATGCCGGGACATCTCGCTGTCCATCGACCGGGAAGCGCTGCCGACGACCAAGCAAGGCGACTTGGATCGCACCTTCATCAGCGGCTTGCGGTCCACCTCCGGCAGCGCCAGCCTCTTCTACGACCCCGAGGACGCTGCTACCGACGCGCTGCTGACCCAGGTCTACGCCGATAACTCCACGCTCTCGGGTGTTGAGATGGTCTTCGATTCGGCGACTGGCAAGAAAGTCACGGCCTCTGCTGTCATCACTCGCGTCGGCCTGAGTGCCAGCTTCGGCGCCGCTCAAGTTTGCGACATTGACTTCCAGATCTCCGGCAAGCCAACCGCTGCGCTCTAATGGCCTACATCGGCAACAAAGGCATCGTCAAGTTCCAACGGTCTGCCCCCGAGCCCGTTGTCGTTCCCGCTGCCGCAGTCATCAAGGCCAGCAACTACGTCACCGTCAACTACGACGACTGGCTTCTGGCAGAGCAAGTGACCTTAGTCCATCTTGGTGGCACACTTCAGGGCTATGTGTTCCGCGACGAGCTCGATCGGATCTACCTGCATTCCACGCGTGCAGGGGCACTGGCAAACACGGTAGGCACACGGCTTTCGTTCTCGGCAGTCGATGTCACCAAGCCGGTGATCCTCGCCGCAAATGCCAATTCCAATCAAATCCAGGTGCTGTCGAGCTTGGTGGCGTCATTGACAGCAGCGACCAGTGAAACGCCACTGCGAGCTTGGCCTACTTCTGCAGCGTCCTACAAGGCTGCTGCGACCGCAAACGCACTGACCGTCCAGGGTGATCTCCGCCGCTGGGAGTTCTCCCGTTCAGCCCCCGAGGTCGATACCAGCGCCCTCGGTGATCGCTTTGGTACGGCAATCAAAAGTGTGATCACAGGATCAGGCAGCTTTGATTTTCTCGTCAATTTCTACTGGGATAACACCGAGGCCGATGTCGATCGCCTACTGCGTGCTGTGCAGTTGACCGATGAAGGTTCAGTGGCGACCACACGGTTTTACCTAAAGCAGACGACGGCAGCGGCGCAGTGTGCAGATCCTAGCCGAACATCCGTCACAAGCGCTCTCTACTTCAAGTCAAACATCTTGATCACGGCTTCATCAATCAACGTCTCTGCTGAAGACTTGATCGCCGGTTCGGCCAACTTCGTCACGACAGGTCCGATCCGATTGCTATCGGAGTAGCTCGCTACTGCCTGAACAGTCCAGAAGGCCAGATCTGCCCCGAGGTCGGCAGCGTTGCAGCCTGTCCTCCTTCTGTGAACAATGCGATCGTGGGACCAGCATCACGACTAGGCCGCACTTCCAGGTAAGTCGGATTACTGCCAAGCACCTGAAGAGCTCCAGCATTGACAAGGGCCAAGCTAACGACAGGCCCAACAGTGAATGAAGCAAATACTTGGTTGTACTGCTGTTGACTGCTGGCAATCGTTAGTGTTCCAGTGTCTACACCTAAAGATAAGGTGTTTGCAGTAATGTTAAAGTCAGCCATTACACGACTCGCGCCATAAATACAGGTGAGGCTCCGTCGTTAAGCGTTCCGTTATTTGCAGCGGCTATGACTTGCCATTCTTCAGTACCAGCAGAAACAACAAACTTGTCACCGTACCCAATCGTGTTATTGGCGTAGTGCATGTAAACAGCAAAATCCGAGGCTAGCAATGTGGGCGTAAAAGGCGACCATTGCAAACCAGTACAGATGGGAATGTAGTCAGATGTGAATGCTGGATTAGCTGATGTTTTGCCGACAGGCAAGACCGTGCCAGAACCTGCATCTCCAACTATAGTTGCCCTGTTGTTGGCAACATCATTGCTAACACTGCCGACGCCAACGTAATTTATCGCATTAAAGCCGGCGGCATGAAAAGCGGCGTTTCCATTTGTCGTGGTTACGCCTCTGAGAACAGAACCATAAACAAGACATCTTTGAATGTTTTCCGGAATCTGGAAGCTGAGCAGCCCAGTACGAGAGGATGTCCAAGGTCGTGCCAGTGTATATCCAGATATAATTCCTTTGCTTAAATCAAGCCACGTATGCAGGGTAGTCTGTGGATGCAAAAAATTCATTGGGAATGAGTTTCCCGTGTTTCGCAAAACAAACCAACTCTGCTTTGTGTCGACTTGTGATGTATAACGCTCTAAAGCGATATTGGAAGCCGAGGAATGCGTGTAGTTATTGCTGGATATAGCCGAAGCCTGATTATTGTTATTTGCGTTACCGAGGTTAGTTGGCAGAATATGATAATCCAAAAACTGTGTTCCGGTTGGCGTATCTGTGGACGTATTCCATCCAGACGCAATCGACACGCCAGGCTGATTTCCGTCTGCAATAAAGGTGAAGTAATAAAACGTTGATCCGTACGTCTTCGTTCCGTCGTGCTCAATCTTCAAGACACGATACTCTCTGCCGCTAATAGCAAAAGTATCATGCCATTCCGTCATCAGACCTGCATCTATAAATGCACTCCTAAACAGATTCGCCAACTGCGAAGCAGTCCACGTCGCCGTTGCTGTATAAACCTGTTTTGTAACTGGCATGACTTACAAGCATTCAGCCCCAGTCTAGGTCCACCCCCGAGCACGAATTGAGGCTCGAACCACGCTTATGCCCATGGCATTGGAGCCTGCGGCCAGGTGATGGCAAACGGATTCGGCTGATCTCCAATGTCACGCAGCAACTGCCGGTAGACAGCCCAGGCAGCGCGATCAGCACCGAGGTCGTAGTCCTCGATCTGCGTCCAGTCGCTGGCCTGCAGTAGCTGGTTCCGCTGCTCGCGCACCCTGGCCCACTGCACCTCCAGCTCGTCGGCGCTGTAGGGGCGCACCAGAAAGGCGGCACCATCCCAGTCCACGGTCTCGGTGGTCGGGTCACACTCTGGGTGCTCGTAGGGGCCGGAGTATCCGGCACGCTCCAGCTCGTCAGGCGTGAAGGTGCTGGCGTCCGTGCGGGTGCTGCCGTCCGCAAAGCGGATGCGGTGGGGGAGGGGTGCAGGGGTGGTGGTGTTGTGGGAGTAGAGCATGGTTAGACCAGCGTGATGCCCCACTTAGAAGCCAACCAAACATGCAACGAACTCCTGTTATCGCTACTAAGGGGAGCAGAAAAAACTATTATTTCACCAATCAACCCAAGCCAGCCACGTCCACTTAAATCTCTGTCGCCGCCAACTAGAAAACCATCGGTGGCAGTCAGCGCCCCAGTTGTTCGCGTCACGCGCAGAAGCGAAGGACTATTTATCGTAGGCAGAATCGCAGAATCGTAGACATTTGAGCTAGAACCGTTGATAAATGCAGAGTCGAACAACCAGCTCGGCAGATTTGAATACGGCCAAAATCCAGCGCCACCCGAGTTTGCGCCGAGCAAATATCCACTGCTAGTAGCACTAATTAAACCATTTGAGGACGGAAAAGTTGAGCCGAAGCTCGCGTCGAGAACAAAGTAAACCTCATGTATTGATGTCGATGTTGTGCTTGTATTCCTCAACGATCTAGCGTGACTGGTGCTGCCCCAGTCCAAGCATTTTCGACTGTTGATTCCAGTGACGTATTCCGGTCCCGTTGAACTCCTTGTCAAGGTCCAGCTTCGCGAACCTTTACTGGTTACTGCTGTCACCTCAGTCCCCGAAGTGGTTACTGTTGACTCATCTGAAAAGTCGTACCAAAGAACCGGAGAAAGACTTGGAGTCGGATCGGTTGTGCCAAAGTTAATCGGCCAAATTGCCGCACGCTTGGCCACGCTCTGCTCATTCGGCAACCACAGCCCAGATGCTGTGCTGGTCGTTGGTGTGCGACGCACGCCCATCAGTCCACCATTAAACCCCAACATCACGAAATGTCCTCATACGAAATCACCAGCTCCAGATCACCTGCAGCGCTAGCTTTCGCCCGCAGGCTGTCGCCTTCCTCCAGGTAGATCGGCGCTTCACGCGTGACTAGCACTTGTGTCGCATCGGCTGGCACGGTGATGGTCTTCGCCAAATAGAAATCCGTCGTGCCGTTGTAATAGGTCAGATCAATGTCAGCCGCTGCTGTGCCGTCCACATTGGCGCAGTAGACAGACACCACCTTCAGCAACTTTCCCGAGCTAGCGCTGTTGCTGAGTGCTGCCGCCAGGGTGGTGGTTACGGCGTAGCCATCGGTCTTGCCAGTGACCGTCGTTGGAGATTTGAGATTGGGAGCAGCCATGGATGACTAACCAAAAGGACAGGTAGCACTAAGAACCTATCCCCACCAAGGCGGATAGCTTTCTGCATACCAAATATAATTCTGCTCAACCCAGCTTCCAAAGTAATCGCCGGATCCCCCCGAGGGCGGCACGGGTATCACCGCAAACACAGTGTCCGAACCGTAAACCACAAGTTCGATCGTTACCGCCTGCGAGACGGAGTCACGATTGACAATTCGCAAAAACACATCGCCATTGGTTGCCTGCACAAATGGCACAGGCGAAAACCTGATGACCTGTCCTGCACTTGTTGTTGCAACCTCAGCGTAGAACTCTGTTCCTGCAGCGGGTACGTCGCCACCTGGACCTGTCCTCGTATCTGCCGTTCTTGCTACCGAAGTCCCAAACACCCTGATCCATGCAGGCGTCGATGCTTCACACGCCAAAAGCTGAAAGTAATCCCCGCATTGCAGTGTGACGTCCTCGGTGGCGCCAGCAGCCAGACTCGCTGTTGTATGCGTCACCGTCTTTATCGTGTCAGTTCTTACATACTTCAGTTCACTCCATAGTAAAACCCCATCGCCAAACTTAAATCTTCCCGTATCTGACTCCACACCCATTTCACCCGCGAGCAAAACAGGGTCATTGGACTCCCAGTTTGCAGCGGTGTCGTAGCGCTGCCTCTGATTGGCGTAAATCTCCTGAGCCACCTAGCAGCTGTACGCACAATCAACGCTTGAATCCTAGCGACGGCCTTGCCTTGCTCAGTAGAATTGAGCAAGCCAGCACTTCCCATGCCCCGGATCTGCCCAGCTTCTTATGCGCTTCGTGTCCCGCAGCGGGCAACGCTTGAGGAGCTGATCACGTTAAAGGCTGGCAGCTCGGCAGTTAATCTTACTGGCTACACAGTATTAGCCCAAATCTGGGAAGACGAAAGGCGCCGCACCAAACTTGTTGATCTTACTGTTACTTATGTCAACCGTGCGCAAGGGCAAATCAAGCTGTCTCTGACCAGGGCGCAGACGCGCCTGCTGGATCGTCCTGGCTACTGGGACATGCTCGTTATCGAGCCCGGTGGTGCTGCGGACTACTGGCTCGAGGGTCCAGCACTCCTGGATCCGGGCCTCACGGATGACGTGCCATGAGCAATCAGGTTGAAGTCCAGATTGTTCCTGCGTCGCAGGCGACCGTCGAACTGACAGGCGCCAGCGTTCCGAGGGTGGTCGAGGCGACCGCACCAGGCCCGCAGGGACCAGCCGGCGCGACAGGGGCGACAGGCCCCGCCGGACTCGGCTCCGCTTGGCTGCAGGGTGCTGGCGTTCCGGCCAACGGCCTCGGTGCCAACGGCGACTTCTACCTGAACACCACCAACGGCGACATCTACGGTCCAAAGGCTGCCGGCGCCTGGGGATCGCCCATCTACAGCATTGCTCAAGGGCAGCAGGGCCCAGCAGGGGCAACTGGACCGCAGGGTCCACAGGGCACATCGGGTGCGCAAGGCCCAGCCGGGACTGACGGGCGGACGCTACTGAGCGGCACCAGTGCGCCAAGCAGCGGCACAGGCGCCAACGGCGATTTCTTCATCGACACCGCTGCGTCGGTCATCTACGGACCGAAGGCTGGCGGGGTGTGGCCTGCTGGCGTCAGCCTGGTGGGCCCTGCAGGCGCTGCTGGTGCTCAGGGGCCAGCCGGTGGCACCGGCCCCGCTGGAGCCACGGGCGCCCAAGGCCCTGCAGGAGCTGTTGGACCCACTGGAGCCGCAGGCAGCAGCGCCTATCAGGTGGCGGTGGCTGGCGGATTCGTCGGCACCGAAGCGCAGTGGTTGGCGTCGCTGGTGGGTGCCCAAGGCCCTGCAGGCGCTACGGGTCCGCAAGGGCCAACTGGCGCGACGGGCCCAGCAGGACCAAAGGGCGACACGGGAGATACCGGACCTCAGGGACCAACTGGCGCAACCGGCCCCACCGGCCCTGCAGGTGCAGCCGGCGCCCAGGGCCCCGCCGGCGTGGTCGCCGCCACGGCACCACTCACCTACGACGCCCCGACGCAGACGGTGGCGATCACAGCGGCCACGACCAGCGCTGCGGGCTCGATGAGCGCGGCGGATAAGGCGAAGTTGGATGGGATCGCCAGTGGTGCCCAGGTCAACGTCGCCACCGACATCACTTACGACGCCGCCACCCGAGAGGTGCGCAGCTCGACCGGGACTGACGCGACGTTGCCCCTAGTCTCCACGTCTACAGCGGGGCTGGCGCCGGCGACCGGCACGCCCAGCGGCAAGTACCTGAAGGACGACGGCACCTGGAATACGGTGTCTGCCCTTGTGGTGCCAGCCTATAAAGCCTCAAATTGGATTTGGCCTTACACATCTTCGGTGGTCGCTGGCGGTGCAACTAACGCAAATACCATTTTCTTCCTTCCATTTTTTGTTTGGCGCAGTGTTACGGTGAACAGGCTCGGTGCTCGCGTCACGACATTAGCTGCGTCAAGTAATTTTCAACTTGCTATCTATGCCGCCAATGCAACAAACGATCCCACTGGCACGCCACTTGGCGCAACCGGAGATCTAAGTGGAGCAACGGCAACGACAGTAGAGTCTGCGGATTTAACACCCTTTACACTAGAAGCAGGAAAGCTATACTACGCAGCAATAAATAGAAATAATACTGCTTTAGCCTTTTCAACCCTTTCAGGCGCAAACTCAAGCATTGCAACCCTTGTTGGTGCGTCAACGCTTGCAGGTGTTTCAAATGCCGCTGCAAACATAGATCCTAAAGCAATCGCGCTTGGCCAGACGTATGGCACTTGGCCAGACGTAACATCAAGCACCTTTGACTCCCTTGGTTCCGCTTTTAGAGCGGCTGCTGTGTTTCTGAGAATCAACTCCGTACTCTGATGGCACTTTCCTACACCGCAAGCACTTTGATCGTCACCGACGACACTGCGCCTGATCGCGAGCCGCTGGTGTTGCCGCTGTCCATGAATCGCGAAGAACAGGAGGCTGCTATCGCCGCATACCTGGCGATACCACCCGCCCCCGACTGGGGTACCTTTAAGGCAGCACTCCTTTCCAGCCCCGATGTGAACGAAGCGCTGGTTTCTGCCGTTGGCATTGCACCTGCTGCGGCCTTAGCCCTGCCAGCGGCAACCATTGCCATGGCATCCGTTGGCCCTGCTGATTTCGGTGCCTGCTGGGTTGCGTTGCGTGAAGCCGGCTGTATCTCCGATGCGCTGCGTGATCAGGTGTCTGCCGTCGCCTCAGCCTGTCATCTGCCGTCAGATGTGATGGAGGTGTTCAACTCCAGAGTTCGCGCCCGCAATCCAGACGGCACCTATCGCGCCGACGACCCCAGCACACCCGAGATCAATGAAGCCTGGGTGCCTGCGCCCTAGTGTCCCCGTCTAACGCCATGCCCCGCCAGCTCGAGATCACCGCTGCTGCCGTCGCCCTGCTGGCGACCCTGGTCGGCGGCACCGTGGCGGTCGAGAGCCGCTACGCCAAGGCGCAGGACGTGCGCGAGCAGCTCAACAGCCTCTATGCCAAGCAGCTCAAGACCCGCATCCTGGAGCTGCAGTTGAAGCCGCCACCGCTGTCGCCAGCGGACCGAGCGATGCTGCTGCACCTGCAGCAGGAGCTGAAGGAAGCGACCGAGTGACGGGGCTGACTGGAGCGGACACGCGAACAGACCTAGCCTGCATCTAAGCCTTGAATCGCCCTGAAAGCCGTGCCGGATAACGGCGAAATCAGCCTGATGACCCTGGTTGACCGCCTTGGACGACTTGAGGGGCTGCTCGTCGGCCTGCAGAACTCGATCGTGCAGGGCCAGTCGCAGACCTCGGCCAGCATGTCCCGGGTTGAGCGGCTGGAACAGCGGCTGGTGGAGCTGGAATCCCGGCAGGTGACGAAAGCGGACCTGGCCCAGCTCACCGCCAAGGTTGACAGCCTGATTGCCGCCGACGCCAGCCGCCGCGGTGGCGCTGCCGTGGCCACCTGGAGCCTGGGCACCGGCGCCTCCTGGGCTGCAGTGTTGATTGCCCTGCTGGCCCTAGTGGGCGTTGGCATCAACCGGGAGCGGGCGATTCAGCAACAGCAATCACCACCACAGCACCGCCAGCCATGAAACTCTCCGCAATTCTTGGCGCCCTGGGCAGTGGCGCCACCCTGCTCAAGGGCGCCAGCACTGCGGCGATCGTGTTTGGCGCGGTGTACCTGGTGGACTGCCGGCTGACCGAAAAGGGGCCTGGCGCTCGGGACAGCTGCTACTTCACCGCTGGCACGCTCATGGGGCTCGGTGGCATGAGCGGCGTCGGCTACGCGGTCGGATTCAACACCTTTAATCCTGCCTTGCGCAAGCCAGAAGACCAGCACAGCAGCGCCGAACGCGATGAGCACGGCCGCTTCGTACGCCGGAAGCCCTGATGGCTGACATCCGGCTGGTCAACGAAACGTCAGTCTCCTCAGTAGTCCCACATCGCTGATGGTGTAGCTCCGCCCCCTGGCACAAAGCCACCACCATCAGTGTCGAGGTGAATGAAGCCCTTGCGTCGGCCATCCCCGAGGCCGCCACGCCACCGGAGGCGAATCCACTGATAGAACTCCTCGAGACCGCGGTTCACCGGGTAGATGTCCATGGCCTGCCCCGTGACATGCCTCGAGTTGGGCACGCCGCCCACCTGCCTGTTGATGGGCTCCGGCCTGTAGAAGCTCGTCACCCCAAGCGGCTGTCCCCACGCCTCCCGAATTGCCTGAAACTCCTGTGCGGTCTTGAGCAACCGAGCCCGAACTGCCGCACTCGGCCCCGGAATCCTCCGCCGGTCCCACTGCAGAACTTCACCGACAGTCAGGTTCGGGGTGACAAGACAGTCGAAATCGTGCCAATCCACCGAAACCGATAGCGCCTCACCGATCGGCTGATCCCGCTTCCAATGAGGCTCGAACACAAACCACGTCCCTGATCCCGCGGCTAGCTCCACCCGCGCATGCGCATCCGCCGCGACCTCGGAATATGCAAGAACTGCATAGCCTCGCCCCTTCACCACGCGCACCCTTTCCTTTCCCCCGAGCTCGGTGGCCTGTACCGGCTCCTTCTTTAGCCAGGTGTCTTGTAGCGCAGTGATTTGAAATAGAGGCGTGTTTTTCGTTGAAACGCCCGGCTTCTCCCCCGAGACCGGAGCTTTCTCATTCATCAGTGCAATGAGCTTTTCGGCATAGTCCGAATCAGTTGCATAGCCTTGCTCAACCAACGAACGCGCAGCAACTTCACGATTAACTGCATTATTGACACCTTTATAGTCTTTCCAATCCTTGTACCAACGCGATACCAAATAACTTACACAAGTCACAAGATCAGGGAAATCAATAAAGCTCGCTGTGATAGTCACAGTTCTACCATTGATTACCTCTTGTGTTTGCTTTGCTGTTCCACCTCCCTTCAGACCGAAGAAGTTATTCTTGCCACTCGTGTGCTTGCCCCACCCACTCTCCAGGGCCCATTGCGCCGCCACGAGCTCGGGGAAGCGAGCGCCGGTCGCCTGCGCGGCGGCAACGACCCCATCCCAGGTGTTCGAAAACGTTTTGTTACGAGCCTGAACCACGGGCTTACCTGACCACTTTTCAAAGCCTAGGTCGGTCCACTTGCGGTCCACCCCTGCTCATGCCAAACCCTGCTGCTCAGTTACTGCAAGCGATCTGAGCTCTTACCTAGCACTTTGGGGTAGTGGGGGTCGCAGGTTCAAATCCTGTCGCTCCGATCCAGTCAAATCCCGAGATCCCAGTCGCAGAGCCGCTTCCCACAGGAGGCGGTTTTTCTATTTAAGTGCTTGCGGGGTCCAAGCAGACCAACGCAGACGACAGAATCGGTCCACCTTCCGGTCCACCGCCGTGTCCATCGACGCCGCGCTCGCCGACCTCAACACCCGCCTGAAGGCAGGCCACCACAAGTGCGCCATCGAGCGCCGCAAGGCCAGCTTGGTCCTCCGGGCGACCCTGGTGGACCGAAAGGGGACCGGTCCGGCCCGCCGCCAGCGCATCGCCCTGGGCCTCCCCGCCGACTACGCCGCCCTCTCCGAGGCCGAGCGCAAGGCCATCGAGCTCAGTCACCAGCTCCGCACCGGCTCCTTCTCCTGGGCCGCCTGGGAGGCCCCCGCGGCCCCCACCCCCGAGGGCGGCCTCACCATGGCCGACTTCCGCGCCGCCGCGGAACGCCTCCACGCCACCAAATACGCCCGCGACCCCGAACGCGGCTCCGTCGCCTGGTCAAAGAAATGGCGCCCGGCCCTCAACAAGCTCCCGATCGCCGGCCCGGCCACCGAAGCCATCCTCCTGCGCATCATCCGTGGCATGCCCGCCGGCAGCGCCAGCCGCCGCGACCAAGGCAACCTCCTCGCTCAGGTCGCCAAGTCCCTGGGCCTCGACCACGAACCCCTCCTCGCCGCCTGCCGCGGCTACGGCGTCGAGCAGCTCACCGAGCGCGACATCCCCACCGACGCCGCCATCGAATCCGCCTGGTCTCGCATCCGCCTCCCTCACTGGCAATGGACCTGGGGAATGTGCGCCGCCTACGGCCTTCGACCCCACGAGTGCGCCGCCCTCGAGTGGCTCCCCGAGGACTGGATCCAGATCGGCGACGCCACCAAAACCGGCGCCCGCCGCGTCACCCCCTGCCCCAGCCGCTGGGTGACCCACTTCCACCTCCACGAGCTCGACCGTCCTCGGCAGAGCGCCCGCACCATCACCAAAGCCTTCCTCGACGCCCTGGATCGCGACGGCGTGGCGATCCGCCCCTACAACCTCCGCCACGCTTACGCCCTCCGGCTCATGGATCGCGGCGTCGCCCCCGAGCTCGGGGCAAGACTCATGGGACACAGCCTGAGCACGCACCAGGCCGTCTACAAACGGTGGATCGAGGCCGACCGGATCCAGAAAGCCCTGGCCGGCATTCAGCTTTGAAGAATGGTGCTAGGGTCTAACCAGACCCGGATAGGCCCATCCCCGTGACCGTGATCGATCCCCTCGTCCTCGATGAGCTCACCGACCGCATCGCACGCATCGAGAAGCTGCTGATCGAGTTCATCGATCAACAACAGAGCGATAAAGCTAAAACAGAACTCAGTGAGTGGGTCGACTCTCGAGAGTTCTGCCGTTTAGTGAGTCTAAAAGACCCCAAGCAACTCGTGTACCAGATGAGCAAAGGCATCATCCACGGTGACGCCATCCGCAACATCGGCACAGCAAAAAGGCCCCGATACAGATTTCACCGTATCAAGGCTGTCAACCAGTTCTGGAATAGGGTGAGTTAGCTCAAACCCTGCTTGATTCTTTTCCAATAAGCTTCATCTGCCCGCTCTATGCGGGCTTTATATTGAGAAAGGCGCGCTGATGATCGCGCACCTTTCTTACGCATGTTCCAATCGTGAAAAAACTGCGCATCTAATACCAAGCGGTGGAGAAGCCCACTAGGGAGCTTCTCCGCGATGCGCTGAAGACGACTCAGCAACCGAGCGCGTTCTTCAGCGCTGCTCACAGGTCAGCCCTTGGCCTTGCCTTTGGTTTCGGCCACCTCAGCCTCCTCATCGAAGGGCTGCGGCACCAGCTTGATGCAGTCAGCCTCGATGACGATGTCCAGGAAGTCGCCGGGGTTCAGGCCGAAGACCTCCGAGTACGTCTTGCCGATCAGGATGACACCGTTCTTGTGAACCGAGGTCTCATAGCGGGCCGTCTTGCCGGGCCCGCGGCCCATCGGACGCTCGAGTCCTTTGGCAGCAAGCAGAGCGTTCGTGAAGGCTTTCTTCAGAACCTGCTCCTTACCAGTCTTGGTCGTGCGCACATAACCAGCAGCACGAGCGAGCTCCATGTCGTTGGCCGATTCCGACGCCTTGACGAAATCGATCAGTTCTGCGCCTGTCAGCATTGGGATAAGTGGAAGGCCTAACCAGACTAGGTTGCACAAGCCTGCAGCGTAAATCGCCGCCTCACTTCGCGTCTGCCCACGTCGCTCCTGTCGACACCTCAGCAACGATGGGCACTTCCTTACAGATCTCCGCGCCCGCTTCCTCCATGCAGCGCTTGAGCACCTGAGACCAATGCTCCGCGGCTTCAGCCCTCACCTCGAGCACGATCTCGTCGTGCACCATGGCGATGAGCTTCGCTTCTCCCCCAGGCGCTTGACAAATCTCGCGCCACAAGCGTCGAATCGCCAGCTTGGCAATGTCCCCGGCGGTCCCTTGCACCTGGGTGTTGATCCGCGTCGTGTATTTGTCGTTGAACCCCACGAGCATCCGCCTCCTCCCGAGAGCGGTCGTCACCGCCTTCGTCGTCTTGTTGCCCTCTTGCACTTGCCACTGATAAAGGCGAGGATAAGCACTACGAAAGCCGTTGACGATCTCACGAGCTTCTTCGAGCTCTATATCAATGCCGTACTGAGCGACAGCTTGCTTGCGCAGAGTCGCCGCCCCAGCTCCGTAGAGCAGTCCGAAGTTGGCCACCTTGGCCGAAGTGCGCTGCTTCTTGGTGACTTCCCCGAGGGCGACACCCGTCATCAGTGCTGCGGTCTCGGTGTGCAGATCCCTCCCGGCCCGGTATGCCTCGAGCATCCGCTCCTCCCCCGAGAGCTCCGCCGCCACCCGCAGCTCGATCTGACTGAAGTCGGCCACCACGAGGACGTGCCCGGGTTCCGCAATGAACTTGCTCCGAAACTCAGGGCTCCGATTCACCTGCTGCAAATTCGGCGACGCTGCCGACAGACGCCCCGTCTCCGTCCCCATCTGCTTGTAATTGCAGTGAATGCGACCATCAGGGCCGATCGCTTCTAGCAACGTATCCATACTGGAGACGCGCGTAACAGCTGTCTTCCACGTCAAATACTTGTCGATCAACTCGTAGTCTTTTCGTAAGAACGCAAGCAGGTTTTGATCCAGGCTCGTGACACCCTTCTCATCTGGCGGCAGCAGAATCCCGGCCTGCTCAAACCGCTGGGCCATTTGTTTGGTCGACCTCGGGTTGAACCCGGCGTAAAGCTTCGTGCCCTTCCGCACCGAGCCCGACTCCTTTTCCCTGGTGTTGAAGCTCCCATCTGCCTCACGAGGTAACCAGAAACCTGACTCCTCTGAGTGTCGCTTCTTGATTTCCACCTCTAAAAGCTGAAGGAACGACAGTTTCAACGCCTCAGCTTCTTCCTCTAGCTGAGCGCGTAACTCAATCGCATTCTTTCGATCAAAAGCAAAACCATGCCCTTGCATCAACGCAATCGGCTTCAATACTTCCATCTCAATCTGAAACAAATCCCACAACGTAAAGCCTGGCTTAATCTTCGATCCAACCAGCGCTTCAGACAAAGGCTTCACAAGCATCGGCAGACATATCACATCTCGCGCTGCGTAATGAAACATCTCATCGGTTATCTCGCCAGACCAATCAGCCTTTTGCAGCTCCTTAGGAAGCTTGACTTTAAGCACACGATCAGTAATCGATCCCAAGTCGTTGCGCACACCACAGCCATTGTTCACAAGCTTCGCGGCTACCATCGTGTCGAACAGCGCACCCCCGAGGACGACTCCCTCACCTCCCAGGAAGTTCAGGTCAAACGCAGCATTCTGCAGCACCTTCGGGGCTCCGCTCTCGAGGTAGCTCTTCAACTCCCGCAATCCTGGTGATTTCCACGGCACCGCACGTTCGCCTGGCCGTCGCCACCCATCGAGATCGACGATCAGTGCGAAGTCAGCAGACCCGATCTGAATTAAACGTACTTGATTCACAAGCGGATCAAGTCCTGTTGTTTCCGTATCCACGCCTAAGCACTTATTCGTCGATACCATCCGCTTCAACATCGTCTTCAATGTAGAAGCATCCTTAGGACCACGAATTATCTCGTAGTCAAGACGCTGCAATGCTTCAGCGTTACGAGTTGCTTGCGCAGATGGCATTGTTGATCAACGGCAGTTTGGACATGGATGCGACTTCCAGGGCCTTCGCTATCGAATCAGCGCACCGCATGATCACAGCATGCCAAGACCTGGAACAACTGAAAGGCTTAGCCCACAAACTCGTGGACTACCACTTCACAGCAAAAGACATGATCGCAGCAGAACTGCTGAAGCCTCGCCGCTGCAATGATTGCCCATTACCTTGAACCACTATCAACCAAGAGGTGATGGACCTCTTTTGTTGCACGAGTCACTGCCACATACAGCAGCTGCAAACGCTCTGCTTTATTATTGAAATAGTCATGGTGAATAAAAACTTTCTGATAAGTGCTGCCCTGCGACTTGTGAATTGTTACTGCATACCCGAAGTCCACTTCCGCGAAGTAATGCTTCAAAGCAAAAAACTCTTCTGACCAGCGTCGCTTAGCTACAGCGACTCTTTCACGCGCTTCACGCAAAGCAGAATGACCTTGCAGTTCTCTATCTGATAGCTTAAGCTCTTTCTTAAGTCTTTGCGTCACGACTTCATATTCAGCTTTGACTTTATCGTTGACTCCTTTAATCTCTTCACCCAGCTTCTTCACATCAGCTTTGAACTGTGTATGAGCATGATCAGCTAGCACATACACCGTACCAAAGTTTTTAAGCCTTAACTCCCAGCAGTCATAGCTGTAAGGCAGATCATCGAGAGGTTTATGATGCGTCTGCGTAGCTGATTCAACCTCCACATCCGCGTTGTTGCTTAGCAGTACCTGCCCATTGCGCTCGAAAGCTGCCAGCGTAACCAACTTATCGCCCGCCATAAAATCAGGCACATTTTCTCCATAAAGTAACTGCCGTGCGCGCTTGTTATACAAACGCCTGATCTTATTAGTCCAACAAAGGAAGAAGACGTTCTCGGGGTCATCCACCAGCGCCTCGACCCAGCGACAGACAAGCTCATCCAGAGTCCCATGAGTCTCGACCGCGGATTCGGCACTCCCCCGAGCACGAATCTTCGGCACAGCCCCCCGCGGCGTGCTGCGCACCAGCGTGGCCAGATCCAGAATCGCCCCGTCATGGCGCAAGACCTTGGTCAGTTCCACCTTCGTCGACGCGTCGAAGCTCAGGCTCTTCCTGCGCTCGTTCACCGGCTGCAGCTGCTTCGGATCCCCTGTGAACAGCACCCGGCACCCGTAGTTCTTGCCGACCTCGGTGATGATCCGGTACAGCTCCGCTCCGACCATCGAGCACTCATCAACGATGATCAGCGACCCCGGTGGCACCCGGACCTGACCTGACGTCACGAAGCCTTCCGGTTCGTAGGGCTTCGTCCGCTTCGGCTTGAGGCTCAGCGCACTGTGGATCGTGCAGGGATCCGGAACCGAGGTCTGCGCCAGCTCCTCCCACTCCCTCAGTTTGCCTGCCAGCACCTTGGTGGCCTTGTGCGTCGGGGTTGTCACCCAGATCCAGTCCACGCGCTCGGGATCCTCGTTCAGCAACTCCAGGACCAGCACCTGGAGGATCGTGGTCTTCCCAGTGCCGGCGTACCCCGAGAGCACGGCCTGAGACCCGTCTCCAGGCCCCAGGCACCACTCCTTGAGCGTGGCGATGACCTCCTGCTGCTGCTCTGTCAAAGCCAGACCAAAAACGTCTCGCAATGCGTCCACGGTGGACAAGCGAGGCAATACAGCAAGAGACATCGACGATTCACGTTCTGGTCAGGACACCCTAGGCCCCACCACCTCTGATGGCAAGGCCCCCGGTTCCCGAATTGGTCACCCCCAGTCAACCGAGCCCCAGTCGTCGAGCTCGTAGCGGAGGACGGGCTTCTCCTTTACCTGTGCCGGAATGACCAAAACCTCGGCCTCGTCATCCGAAATCCCTGTGGTGGAGCCGGTTTCGGGGGAGGGGGTTTTGGTCACGGTCGTTTTTTCGACCTCGGTGACCAAAACCGGTTGCCCGGCGGCGCCGACCTCATCCGGTGGCACTTCAGTCACCTCTTTTGCCTCGTCCTTGGGGAGATCCCCCGTCGCAGCGGTCTCAGGCGGGACACCCTCGGGGGTTTTGGTCATTTCCCCTCCAGAGGGGTTTTGGTCAAAACCCGTGACCAAAACCTCTTCCACTGCAGCGCAGTCGTTCTCGGGGAATCCAGGGGGGTTTTGGTCATTTTTTGCCTCGTATATAGGGGAAACGACCTGGAACACCGTCGAAGGCCTCCCTCCCTTCTGTCCAGACGGTCTCACCTGGATCGCCTCCACGAGGCCGGCTGACACCCACTGCTTGAGCCACCGCTCCGCCGTCCTCCTCGAGACGTGCGTCCCCTGGCCTCGGCGCCCCGACAGCCGGCTGTTGAGCTCGTACCGCAGCTCCTTCACCGTCAGCGGCCCCGCCGCCTCCTTGAGGATCCCGAGGACGAGGGTCCGCGGCGTCTCGTCGCCCTGGCCCCGGTTGTCCCGCTTCACGGTCGGCGTGAGGTCTTCCAGGCTCAGGGCCTCCTCGATGTCCTCCCGCACCAGGAACCGGTCCCCGCCCCGCATGCCCCGGCTCTTGTCGATCTCGAGGATCAGCGCGTGGTCCCCGAACTTCGCCCGCTCCTCATCCGAGAGCTCCTTCAGATGCCAGGTTTCATGCACCGCATTCCGCAGCGTGTCCGTGCCCCGGAACCCCGTCCCGTCCTTCTTGTCGTGGTGGATCCACAGGAACGTCGTCGCCGGGAACGCCGTCCCGTTTTCCCGCGCCAGCCGATACAGCGTCGTCGCGTACTCCTTCTCGTACTCCTTGGCGGCGATCATCGTGCTGACTGACGTCAGCGAGTCGATCACCACAAGCACCGGCTTGTACTCGGTCAGCCACCGCAGCAGCACCTTGTACTGCGACTGCTGCCACTGCGGCTTGAACTTCATCCACCGATCCGGCCCAGACGTATCGATCCCCTGCTGATCGAAATACTCGGCGTAGTCCGTCATCGACATGTCGTTGCCGATGAACAGCACATTTCCCGAGAGCGTCGGCTGCACCTCCAGCCCCCGCACCCTCATGGTCTGCTGCTGGCCCACGATCTTCGAGATCAGCACCGCCAGCCGCGTCTTCCCGAGGCCGCCCCGGGCGTGCAGCATGATCGAGCTGGGCCTCGACACGAAGTCCGGGATCAAATAGTCCCGCTGGCCCCGACACTTCTCCTGCCAGTCCGCCTCGTCCAGCTCCTGCTGTTCGTGCAGCATGAACCGCTCCAGCGCCGCCCGCACCTGCGGCCCCGACCGGAACACGTTCATCAGGCCGGCGTCCCGCACCAGCTCCATCAGGTGGTAGTCCCCGAGCTCGGCGTTCTCGAACGAGTCCTCGATCTTCA